CCCCAAAAACTCCAGCCCCCCGCCGATGCGCGGCGGTATTCGCCTTTAATGGGCTGCGACTTCCCGCTGAAGGCCTACCGGTCTGCATCCCAACGGGGAGAGACCGGCAAGCCTTTGCTCACCTTCAATCCTCTGGACGCTATCAATTCCACTTCACCGCTCGAGATTCCCTGCAACAACTGCATGGGCTGCAAGCTCGAAAAGAGCCGTCAATGGTCTATCCGGATGATGCACGAGGCTCGCTATCATCCTGAAAACTGCTTCCTCACGCTGACCTACTCCGACGAAAATGTGCCGCAGAACTACGGTCTCGATCTTCGTCACTTTCAACTTTTCATGAAAAAGTTTCGCCGCTCGGTCGAGCAGAAAATTCGCTTCTTCGCTTGCGGCGAATACGGCTCGTTGAACGGCCGTCCGCACTATCATGCAATCATCTTCGGCTACGATCCGCCGGACAAACAACTCTACGGGAGATCACCGAGTGGCGAACTCATCTACGGGTCGGAAACTGTTTCTCGCCTATGGGGCCTTGGAAACATCTCGACACAGGACGTCACGCATAAGAGCTGCCGTTACGTCGCTGGCTACGTCACAAAAAAAATCAGATCCAACGATGCATTCGGCGCTGATCGATATCGCCGACTGTCTCCAGTCGATGGAGCGTTCCATCAAGTCCGCCCTGAATTCGCTGTCATGTCACGACGGCCTGGGATCGGTGCCCAGTTCGCCAAAGACTTTCAATCTGACTTCTATCCAAGCGGATTTGTCGTTGTCGACGGAATCCGTCAAGCGCCTCCTAAATTCTACCTCTCCAAACTTACCGAAAAGGAGCAACAGCGTCTGAAGCGACAGGCGCGTCGACTCGGTCTCAAAAACAAGGCTCACACCACGACCGAACGTCGTCTGGCCCGCGCCGCGGTCCGCGACGCTCGGATAAAAACCTTACAAAGGAACCTATAGGATGCTGCTCAATGCTTACACGCTATACGATCAAAAGGCGCTCACTTACTCGCCGCCTTTCTACTGCAGCGCTCACGGCCAGGCCGTCCGCATGGTCATGGACCTGGCCGGTGACACGAACACCATGGTCGGCCGTCATCCGGCTGACTTTTCGCTTCACTGTGTTGGCCAGTGGAACGATGCTACTGGCGACTTGCTGCCAGCCTCAAACCGTGAATTCATCGCCGACGCCATCAGCTTACTACCCAAACGGCAGCCCGATTTCTTCACCTCCGCTCCGGCCAATGGAGCGGCTCCTGAATAACTGCTAGCAGCAAACTTCCCCCGGTCACGGTGGCCGGGGGTTTTTTTAGGGGGCAACTTCAATGGCTAAAATTCCGTCCGTCATGTCTCATTCCTTCAGCCAGGTTCCCAAGGCTGAAATCCCTCGCTCCTCGTTCGATAGGAGCTCGGGTCGCAAGACGACTTTCAATGCGGGCTATCTGGTGCCCGTCTTCTGCGACGAGGTCCTGCCCGGTGACACTTTCAATCTCAACGCAACTTTCTTTGCTCGCTTGGCGACACCGCTGCATCCAATCATGGATAATATGCGGCTCACTTCTTTCTTTTTCTTCGTACCGTTCCGTCTGCTCTGGGATAATTGGCAGCGCTTCATGGGCGAACAGGACAATCCCGGAGACTCTACAGACTATCTCGTCCCTCAAATGCTGGCTCCCGCCGGCGGCTATGCGGCCAACTCTATTTATGACTACTTCGCTTTGCCGACCCAGGTGGCCGGCTTCGCCCATTGGTCGTTTCCGCTTCGCGCGTACAACCTGATCTACAACGACTGGTTCAGGGACCAGAACCTCCAGAACTCCGTCACGGTCCTGAAAGGCGATACCAATGACCCTACTGGAACTTACACTCTGCTACGCCGCGGCAAGCGCCACGACTATTTTACTTCTTGTCTTCCTTGGCCGCAGAAAGGGCCGGGGGTCGATATTCCGCTCGGTACCTCCGCGCCCGTCGCCACCGGGCAGCCTCCTGGTGCGGTCGTCGGTGTGCTCCGGTCCACCGATCTCAGCTATCACCAAATCGCCACTGACGGGACTACGGCGGTCGTCGCTAGCGCCACGACCGATCAGGCGCACGCCCTCTATGCCGATCTCTCCGCCGCTACCGCCGCCACCATCAACCAGCTGAGGCAAGCCTTCCAGATTCAGAAACTTTACGAGCGCGACGCCCGGGGCGGTACGCGTTACACTGAGATCATTCGCGCTCACTTCAACGTCGTCAGTCCCGACGCACGGCTGCAGCGCCCGGAGTATCTCGGTGGCGGACAATCTCCCATCAACCTCTACGCCGTGCCCCAAAGCTCGGCGACGGATACGCAGCCGACGCCTCAAGGAAATCTTGCGGCATACGGAACTGCAAGCGGCAGCAATCACGGCTTTACTCACTCGTTCACCGAGCACGGCATCGTCATCGGCCTCATCTCGGTTCAAGCCGATCTGAACTACCAGCAGGGCCTTGAGCGCTTCTGGTCTCGTCGTACTAAATTCGATTTCTACTGGCCCGCGCTCTCCCACATCGGCGAGCAGGCCGTTCTGAACAAGGAAATCTACTGCGACGGCACCGCCAACGACGATCTGGTGTTCGGCTATCAGGAGCGTTACGCCGAGTACCGCTACAAGCCCTCGACCATTACCGGCGAGTTCCGCTCGAACTTCGCTCAGTCTCTCGACACCTGGCACCTCGCCCAGGACTACACTGCTTTGCCGGCTCTCAACGCGAACTTCATCGTCGATAATCCGCCGATCAATCGCACCATCGCGGTGCCCTCGGAGCCGCAATTCATCATGGACAGCTACATGCGTCTTCGCTGTGCCCGCCCGATGCCGGTCTACGGCGTCCCCGGCATGATCGATCACTTCTAATGGACCCGATCACGGCGTCCGCTGCGATCAGCGGCCTTGCGTCCCTGGGCGGCGGCTTCATGTCCGCCCAGGGCGCGTCGGCGGCCAACGCTGCCAACATGCAAATGAATCAGCAGAACATTGCTGCTCAGCAGCAAATGAATAATCAGAACCAAACGTTCCAGAATAACGTGAACGTCGCGAACTGGGCCTATCAGGACAAGGTCAATCAGCAAAACTTCGACTTCGCTCGCGAACAGAGCAATCTCTCCGAACAGTTCGCGTCGAGGCAAATGGACTTCCAGGCCGGCATGTCCAACACGGCGTATCAACGCGCTATGGCTGATATGAAAGCCGCCGGCCTTAACCCGATCCTGGCTTACTCTCAAGGCGGGGCGTCTTCTCCGTCGGGAGCCATGGGCTCTCCGTCGAGCGCGTCTGCTTCCGGCATGGCCGGTCAGGCATATTCCGGTGTCGCGCCGAAAGCCACCTTCGCCGCTGCAAACACTCAGGAGGAGCTGGGCCGTGCGATCGGCCGCGCTACCTCCTCCGCTGTCGATACCTACAAGGCCGGTGAGGCCGCTAAGAACATCTCGGCCGATACCGAAAACAAGTACTCGCAGAACGATAATATCAGTCAGGACACACACTTAAAGTCGCGGCATGCGGCGAAAGCCGATCAGGAGACCAACGTCCTCGTCCAGGAGGAAAAAAACCGCAAGGCTGAGTACGACAACATCGTCAAGCAGGGCGGTCTCATCAACGCGAACTCTGCCGCCGCTGCGGCAAAGGCTGCTCTCGATCTTGAGACAGCCAATCAGTACCGCACCAGCGGCATGCCCGGTTACCCTCTGGGCGAGCGAATCATTCGCCCGCTTCTGGAGGGCATGCCCAGCCCCGCTAAACCGGGTTTCGCTTTTCCGCATCTCAAGCCGTAAGGAGACTCTCAATGTCTAAGCATCATCTTCGTGGCTTCTACCGCCCTCATCCTCGGGTCACCGAGGACAACCAATATTTCGATCCCGTCACGGGGGAGGTCAGCTACATGCCGTCGATGACCAAGCAAGAGTTCCAGCACGAGTGCGACATCAACAACGTCATCAAATCGTTCTCGACTACCGGCATGTTTAAGCACGTCTCCGCTCGAGCCGCCCAGGGCGAGTACCAAGACCTTCCCGACTCCTTCGACTTTCAAAACTCGCTTCACGAGGTCCAGCGGGCCCGTGAAGCCTTCATGACTCTCCCGGCCAAGCTCCGCTCTCGGTTCGGCAACGATCCGTCCGAGTTCCTGGCCTTCACCCACAATCCCGAGAACCTCGACGAGCTCCGGTCTCTCGGCCTGGCTAAGCCCGCTCCTCTCCCGCCGCCTCCTGTAGTGGTCACAATTGCCCCTACAGAGCCAACGGGGGGTGACGGGGGGTCTCCCCCGTCGAAAGGCGCGAAAGCGCCGTAGCCTCAAATCTACCTACTTGCCGAGCAGCTTAAAGGCCCCCGTATGGGGGCCTTCTCTTTATCTCCAGCACACGTATTATAAAATTACCCAAACGCGATCTTAAACAAACCAAATCAAACTCAACGCGATCTCTCCAAACCTCAATCCGTGTGCACTCCCCACACCAATTCACCTCACTCAAACTGTAAAATCTCAAACCGCTCGGCAGAATTATCTTCAAAAAAGGGGCCGTCAGGCCCCCCAAAATGCATCTCTGCTACTTGTCCCCATATGCATTAACTGACACTACTCGTCAGTCTACAAAAGGAGCCCTCATGCGACGCCACAAAATGGGCAACGCCAACTCGAAACGTCTCTTTACCAAGACTGCACGCACCCACCACCCCAAAAACTCCAGCCCCCCGCCGATGCGCGGCGGTATTCGCCTTTAATGGGCTGCGACTTCCCGCTGAAGGCCTACCGGTCTGCATCCCAACGGGGAGAGACCGGCAAGCCTTTGCTCA